GTCGAAGGCAAAGTTTCTAACTCTGATTTCGTCTGTACCGAGAGAACTTAAACCCGAACAGGTTAAGCTCATCTCGACAGGTATGGAACTTGCAATGATGCGAGTCCCAGACCATGCTTTTACAGGCCTTTCTACAAAGGCGCGTATAAGCATAACAACCTCTGCCTGCTGGGAGAAGACCCGGAAAGAAGGAGGTTCGCTACAAGCTATTAGCGAGCTAATGGCTGAAGCGCGTAACGGCTATCCAGCGAAAGTGATTAGCCTTTACACCGGTCGACTAGAGAAACTTATTACTCTAGCCAATTCGGAAGCAGGAGAGTATATCTTCTGGAGATCTCTAGAAGAAGTACTCCGCATGGAACCTGAGGAAGCTTCTCAGGTCTATGTGACAGTAGTTAAGGAACCGGCAAAAGCCCGTACCGTAACTAAAGGTATGATATGTCTAAAAATTGTTTTGGACACTATCAACAAGCTTGTGTCATACCCTCTTTCGAAGGTTGACACAAGTAAGTCCGGCATGGGCAAAGATGCTCATGGCTGGAACTTATTCGGGGAATTTTTCAAGAATTCCTCGGAAGCATTCCATGTACGGTCAGTAACCGACGTAGGAACGCCGTCATCATTTATAAGAGAAGTTATATATGATGACATATTCGCCGAGTGTACAGATTTTGTAACTGCGACGGACGCCATGCATCATACTGTGTGTAGGATCATAGCGAATAAGTGGATGACGAGATGTGGAATCCCGCCATTACTTAAACAAATTGTGGTGAAGACATGTTTCTCCCCACGACTTGTGTACTTTAATGGGAAAGGTATATTTTCCCATATAGGTACGAAGAGTGATATCGATCCTGTGACCAGGGTCATACAACTCAGACGCGGCATGATGATGGGAGATCCCCTCACCAAGGTCGTGTTACACTTCACTAATATCTCGATAAGAGAACTAGCGAGGTACATTGCCGCAGGACAGTATAAAGAGCTTGTCCTGGACAACCCAATTAGACCTACTATCGTAGAAATCGATACAGGTCTGATATCGGTCCTCTCTGATAAAATTATCATAGAAGATCCGAGACCTGTCATGACGGAGGAGGGACCGAGGCAAGTACGCGCCGTGCCGGCACGTGTCCTACCCCAACCCGGATTCCTAAATGACAAGGACAGAGAGCAGATCTTGCAATTGCGAGAGCGGCTTTCTAGACCAACTCGTGGACCAGAGATATTCTTTCCACTAATTGGTGTGCATATCCTCCTCAAAGAAGAAAGACCAGGATATACACCGATGCTCACTGCGGGATACATTCCGCAGAGGTATCGCGATCCGGCGCTTCTTGCAGTAAAATATGCAAGAGGGCCGACAGGTCACCCGATCCTAATTACAGGTATTCGTGACCCTCCAGATAACCTACTCAAGGCGAGTGGGCTACCTGCGATAAATCCCTATCGTTCAAAGAGAATTTTGAACGCTAGTGATGAAGCGGAGGTGGAGCGAGACCACCTCTACTTCATGGAACACAATTGTCTCCCTAGAGACCTTGGTGTTCCCTCTCGCGTAGTATCCGTCGATACGCGCGTAGAGTCAACAGGCTTCTCTCTATTCCCAGAGGGATGCGTGTTGAGCTAAACCACCCGGAGCCAGTGACCCCAAGCGGGAAACCCATCCGGG